CTTGATGGTTCTTAATCGCAGAAGACGAAAACTCCATCACGTCTATATCGCCAAGCTCAACTCCCGCTGAGATTTTCAATGTATGGTCAACTCCATCAACACCCACAGAAAAACTAGTGCTGTCAGCAATTAAGCGGATTGCCGCATCACCACTCGCCGTCTCATTATCTACAAGAATTGCTGGCTGCGAACCTGAGTGTGGTTGAAATACGGTCAGCGGCCCATGCCCATCAGCATCAGAGGGTACGCCGCCTATGCCCACCAGTGCGCCACTACTTGATCCGTCCACATAAAAGGCATTGGCAGTGGCATCAGCTTCAATCCTGAAATCTATGTCTGAGGAATCCTCGTTTATGACCACCACCTTCTGGTCTGATCCGTCTTGATAGCACCGGATAAAGGATGCTGCACCGTCATCCACTTCAAGGTGGATATTATCTGTCCCCGCTGATGAAGTAATTTGACACCTGCCGTTAGGCGAATCCTGTCCCACCCCTAAATCTCCACCTGTGGTCAGGGAAACGTAGCTACCAGTTCCAAGCGCACTTGAGTTCAGAATCTTGAACTTATTGGAATCGTCCTGATCCAGTCCCATTACCCACTCTCCGGTGGAGTTTTTGAGCCAGATTGACGAGTCTCCACTCGACGTATTTTCAACCTTTATCGCAGCTTCAGTGCTTGCGGCGTGAGATAAGTGAAGTAATCTGTCTGGAGCGTCCTCCCCTATTCCAACATAAGCTGTGTCATAATATATTTTGCTTGCCGATCCCTCCGACCATAATGATGAGCCGCCACCAGACACGGTAGCCCACGTATTGTCGCCTCTCAGGTAAGTTGTGCTGTCTTTAGTTCCTGTTGCGGTCAGCCCTGTCGTTGCCACCAGCCCATCACAGTTCGTCAATGTTCCACTTGCAGGGGTGCCGAGCGCAGGTGTCACCAGCGTTGGACTCGTAGCAAAGACCAGCGAACCGCTGCCTGTCTCGTCCGAAATAACCCCCGCCAACTGCGCGGAGGTCGTAGCTGCCATGACAGAAAGGTTGTCTGTCGTATAAACCCCGTTGGTAACTGTTGCTGCATTGCCTGTGCAGCTGCCGGAACTCCCACTCGCATTGCCCGTTAAAGCACCGACGAATGTGGTTGCCGTTACGGTTGAGGAGTTGGGGTTGTAAGTGAACGCCCCCGTGTCATCTAAAAGTGCGTTTGACTCATCGTGAAGCACAACTGGAAATGCCGTGTCTGCTGTTGAGTCCGTGACTGTAACAGTGGAGGCAAGCGTAGCCGTAGCCGCATTGCCTGTGCAGCTACCTGATGAGCCGCTCACATCTCCCGTTACATCCCCTGTCAGATCGGCCACGACAGGGTTGTCAAGATTAAGGGTTACGGCCCCTGACGTCCCACCTCCGTTAAGGTTCGTTCCGGCTGTGACTCCAGTTATATCACCAGTAGTAGGTGCTGCCCATGAAGGGACGCCAGACGCAAGAGTCAGCACCTCTGTGTCAGAGCCTTTTGCAAGTTTTGCTAATGTTGTTGCAGTATCAGCATAAAGAATGTCACCTGCTGTAAATCCTGTTAATGTTGTTCCGCCCTTCGCAACAGGTATTACATTATTATAGGTTGTTGCGTTCCCACTTGAAATTACATCGCCCGTTAAATTCGCATTGGTGGTGACTGTAGCCGCATTGCCCGTGCAACTACCTGATGAGCCACTCACGTCCCCAGTGACATCGCCCGTCACATCCCCCACAAAGTCCGTGGAAGTCACCGAGGTCAGCCCTGTAATTGTTGTATCTAGGTTGAGGGTTACAGCCCCGCTTGTGCCGCCACCATTCAGATTTGTCCCGGCAGTAACGCCAGTAATGTCGCCAGTAGTCGGGGAAGTCCACGTAAGACCGCCCGATGCGCTTGCCTTTGCGGTCAACACGTAGTCATCAGTGGGCGAGTTATCCACCTTCAGGTTTGCCTCATCCACCACGTCGTCAGCAATGGTGGCAGCGTTACCTGAACTCGTAACTTCTCCTGTTAAATTTGCATTAGTTGTAACCGTGTCAGCGTTACCCGTAAGGTCGCCTGTCACGTCTCCGGTTACATCACCAGTAACATCACCAGTGAGGTTGCCTGTAACATTACCCGTCAAGGCTCCCACCACGCCACCTGTTGCCGTGGTTATCCCCGACACCTCAAGTGTGCCAGTTGACTTGACCCCGGCAGTGCTTACTTGAAGGGCAAAGGTGTTCTCCGCATCCCCATCAGTCAACGCAACCAAGGTTGCCCCGTCCCCACCACCTGACGGCAGGGCAAGGAGTTGGTCGTACGAACTGGAAATTGTGCTTCCCGTTAAATTAGCCATCTAAAACCCCCATGCTTTTTTAATCTGCTTGCAACTAAACGGGGAGCGTTTTAGGAACCGCGACCCTTGGGCGCATTCCAGCTTGTGATACCCGTCCTTAACCTGCTCTGCCTGAGACGGGATTCCAACCGCCTTCCCTGTCATGGCAAAGCCCTGCGGCGTGCAGCTCTTGAGGTACACCACTCCGTCAAGAGTGACAGTCTCGCGCCCTACTGGCACAAGCCGCTCGATGGTGTCGCCCTCGCTGTTCTCGAACGTGTAAAGCGGCATTACAGCCCCTCTTCCTCGTCCTGAGCCACCGCTGCCGCCATGAGTTCCTCCTCCATGGCAGCCATCTCGTCCGCCTCAGCGTCCGCCTCGTCCATCTCAGCTTCTGCTTCAACATACTCAATAGGCTGACCGCCAGCGGTCGTAAGTTCAACGTGTGCTGTCCCGTCCTCGTTAATCCCGACGACTTCACCTTCAACCGTTTCGAGGACTACAACGTCCCCCACTTCCGGTGCAACTTCCGCGCCATCCTCAAGCTCGGACACCAGTGCATCCAATGGTAATCTAATCATCTCACAACCTTCTTTATGTTTATCTGAATGACCGCGAGAGGGGGGTTTGCCCCCTCCCACGGTTATAATAAGGGTTACTCCGCCTTTAGGCTTCATAACTTGTTCAACCTTTAGGCGGTTGAGTCAGTTTTGCTACGCATTACAACGTAGTAGTTGCAGTTCAACCGCAGCGTAGTCCAAAAAGTTTTGAACCCAGCAGTGGTTAGCTGATTAAGCGGATCAGTCTTGTCAGCCGAATCAGTGATAATCACCTTCGGGCTAAACGGAGACTGGCTGCTCAACTCAGGAACTCCATAGGCTTGCTCGCCGAGGAATACAGTTGCGCGGATGTTGGCACCCGCAGCGCGTGTTCCTGTGCCGCCTGTCGAGAACGCAAAGCGGTCATCGTCATCAGACGAGTAAACCGAACTCCATCCGTTCGTGTGAAGGATGAATTTTGCGCCATACAACGAACCAACTTCACCTTTGTAAAGTTCGTCCACGTTGCTGTACTGTGCAGCGTTCAACCACTCGTTGACCTTCATAATATCGCTCAACACCTGTGGACTCGTAGCAGCCACGTACATTCCGCCCTTGACGGGTTGTGCGCGGTTAACCTTGAGCTTTGTCACAGCGTCGAGGATGGATGAAGCGGCCATGATGGATGTCGCATCAGTTACTGCGTCAAAGGTGGAGTAGTCCGTCCCGCCATCAGCGTACATCTCAGTGAGCGTATCGCTGTTGTCCAGTGCGGAGCCGTCCCCGTTCTCCTTCGCAGTTCCGGCAACATTCGATCCAACGATCGTGTTGCGGGTTTGCGTATCCATGTCAAGAGCAGCATCCTGCCCGTTGATCTTGATGCTCTGCTGCAATGAATTAAATAAATCCGTTGCATTCAGAACGTCCGTCAACTTGATTACTTGCCCCCGCTGGATCAGGTCTTTGCTGATCTTCGTGAGGCTGATTGAACGTGTCCCGGTTGGCCCTGTTCCCTCAGTCGATAGAGTCTCTATCGAGCTGGTGGACGGTGCATCAAACCGAAACATTGATATTGCCTTGTGACCCGACTTCGCAGGAAGTGGAGCCTTCTGGGCAAACTGGTCGAGTACCAGTGCTTGTACAGCATAGGACAGTAATTTCTTACTGAAATAATTCTGATACTGGCCAGATAATGAGGTAGTGGTATTCAGTGCCATAATTTACCTTTCCGCCAACACCACGACCAACTCACACCTGAACTAGAGAAGCTCTCCGTCGAGTTCCATCGCTGCACGTAACAGATATTTCTCCTGCTCCGCATCGCTCATATCCTCGAAACTTCTTGCTCCATCCAGTTTCTCTGCTGTGAATCCGCCTTGTACTGACGTTTTCTTTTCCAGTTTATTGTATTTTTGCTGTAACTCATTGAACTTGGCAGCAGACTCCTTTGAGTTGTCCGACTCCAAGGCCAGCTTCGCCATCTGTACTGACAGTTCCAACCCGTCCGGGCCGGAGGTCAGTGACGGGAATTGCTGTAGCAGAGACATTGCCTTCTTGGTTATGGGCTTGCTGTTGTCTGTCAAGTCCGGGTTGTTCTTCATCAGTTCCTGACGCTTTGCTTCCCATGCCTTGTCCCGCTCGGCCTTGAATGAGTCTATCTTGGCTTGTTCGCTCGCCGCTTTAAGCTCTCTAGCTTTTTCACGGGCGTCTTCCGCCAATCCAGTGTCTCCTTCATTGTCAAGCCTAACAGCCGCATCCTCATAATCCTCGGCAGTAAACCCTTTATCATCCCGATACCCGCTCTGTGCAGCCAACTGCTGGCGTTGGATTTCCAACTCCTCAGCCTGTTTCTGCAACTGAGCCGTGGCTTCCTTGAGCTGTTCCTTGTCCGCATTTACATCGGCCCAAGTCTTGTTCAAGCGAGCCTGATTCTTGGCATACTTGCTCTGCTTCTTCTCGTCGGCAACCTCTTCAGGCTGCGCCTCTTTCAATGAACTACTGTTCTGAGTGTCTTGATCCGGAGGAGGCGATTCCTCGACTTCCTCCTGTTGCGACTCCGGTGGAGTCTCCTCCGTTTCCGGTTCGGGTTCTGGAAGCATCTCTACTTCCGGTTGTTCCCCCGCTTCAACAGAAGAATCATACTCCTGTGCAGCGGCCAACAGTTGGTCGGCGGTTACTTCGCCAGTTTCCTCTGCCATCAAACACTCCTTTATCTTTGAATGCTGTCCTCGTCCTGCCCCCGCATTCATGGGGCAGACCGTGCTGTGATGTCTTAACTCAACGAACGCTCGACATCAAATGCGTCCGTTGTAAATTCTTCAATTGGCTCAACATCCTTCGCCAGAGCCTCAAGTGTATGCACTGTCGTTCTCATCCCATTGGCATATCCAGCCTCTATTTGCAAGTTCTTTTTATCGCACTGCATAACTACGTGGGAGTTTTGCCGTAAAACCATGTTCAAAAGTATGGCCCTGAGCTTCGTTCCCGCCGTTCCTGACAGGAATTGCCTCAACGCATTTGCGTCCGACACCTCCCAGCCGGGGTCTTCTACCCACGGAAGGTTACTAGATAGACGCCAAGCAATGCGAATAAACTTAAAAAATCTCATCAGTAGTCTCCCTGCATGGCAACCGCTTCCGTCTCCTCAATCGCTTGAGCTTCGGGTTGCGGAACTTGTCCGGTCATTGCTTGAATCTCCATCTGGCCCTGTTCCTCTTTACTCGGCATGAAACCAAGCTGCACAAGATACTCCTCGACATCCTTCCGCAATGCTCTCGCGTTGTTGGTGTCCAGTTCCTCGTAGGCATTTAGGAGTTCGCCCAGTCTGGAGCTAATGGCTTGCTGGCCTTGAGGCGGAATCTGCATACCGCTCTGTCTGGCCTTCTCAAGGAACTGCATCAGCACCCCGATCCTTACCCGATAATCCTGACCGCCCTGAAGCGGAATCATCTCCCCAATCAACAGTGCCGGGATCAGTTTCTTCTCGTCAGCAACCTCGTTGCCCTCCTTCTCGTTCGGGTCTTGCACCAGCCTCGGAATCAGTGACGGGTCTTCCAACTCAAGAATGCTCTTGTCCAGCTCAACCTGATTGATCCACGGGCTTCCCGCAAACAACTGCTTCCTCTGCACCGCCTTGTTCAGCAACATCGCCTTGCTAATCATGTCCATGCCGCCACGCGGTTCAATCTGGTACTCGTCATGTAACGCAACCGGATCAACCATCAAGCTGTCCTCAAGGAATCGGTACTGCAAATCCTCTCCATCAAACTGAACCAGAAGCTCCCATGCCTGACGGTATAAGCTCCCCAATGCCTGACGGAAAAGTCGCAACCTTAAATCCATATTCTGCTGGGCTTGGGCATTTATGGACTCAATCTCGGTGGCCGTCCGGCGGTCACTTGAACCTCCAGCCTGATTGATTCCATAATCAGGAACCGTAACACGGTTCTCCGCAACTGACTGTGTTAACTGCAACTCCTTGTCAAAGTCCACAGGCGGCTGAGGCATCGTGACAGGCGCAATGCCGAAGGGCAGAATCTGTCCGGGCTTCATCCGCAGGTTAACTGAGTTGGGCAAATCCCGTTCAGCCCTGAAGAGTGGCTGATTGAAGAGCGTTCCGCAGTCCATCCGCTCATTCCAAACCTTGTTCAAGCTGGCCTCGAAAGCTCCGAGCATCTCGCACACGCCACGGGGGCTGTACCAACCGCCATCAGTGATCTCGTACTCACACGAAACAAACGGGGGTTGGCCATGATCGTAAGGAACCTCCATCGTATCCCGCAACTTGATGTCCGGGGCTTGGGGTGAGAAGGTTTCAACCTCCCATTTCCCGTCCTTCTCTCTCCGGTTATAAACTTCCCAGACAATTACCTGATCCTTGTCAGGACTAAACGTCAAGCCCTCGCGTATCTCGCGCTTGTTGCGGAGATCATTACTGATACCTTCGTCCTCAGACATCCCACCCCGAATCTGGTCAGTAATCTTCTTCGAGTCCTTATAAATTCCAGCTCGCTTATAGGCGGCGAGGCTCATGGGCAAAACGTGTGTAAACCTGTCGGCACTATCCATGCCTTTCGTCCAAGGCGGAACAATGACATACATCGGGTCAACCGCCTGAAACTCAACCCGCTTCTTGTCCGGGTTCCAAAACACCTTCATCACTCCCCGACCACCCATCAACATATGGTCGATCCAGCTCATTACTTCCGGTGCGTAGTTGCTCTTCTCATGCAGCTTATAGCTGAACCACTGTTCAGCCGCTGTCGTGAAACCTGCGAGCTGCGATCTCATCGGCACGAACGTGGCCAACACCTCAAGACCCATCGCTTGCTGAAAGAACCCCGGCTTCAGCTTATTGATGGTTGTGTCTATGAGGGGGAAGTGGGTATCAGCAGCGTTCGGCCACGGCTTGTGCTTACGACGCAAACCGTTGTTACGCATCTGATACCAAAGTCCCTGCCGCGTCTCCCACTGGGAGCGCGACCTGATGTCGTCCAGTACCTCTGTATAAAGCTCTTCGCTCATTTTAATCCATACTTCTTACCACCCGCAGCCTTGCGTGGCGCAGATGCCATCTTGCGGCGTCCAGCCTTGGTAACTTTACGCTTGAGACTCTTACGCGCTCCGCGCCTTGCTCCGAGTGAGTCGTCCTGTCTTGCCTTGTATCCTTGTTTTTTTGCTGCCATTGGTTTTTCCTTTAGTTGTTTCCTGTTCCCATTTCTTTGCCATTGCTGGCTTGTTAGCGTGCATCCACCTTCGTTGCTTCTTACTCTTAAACGGCATTACCTGCCTCTTCCACGATTACGACCTCGCGGGGCAACTTTCCCCGCTTTCAAGTCTTCCTTGGTCGGCACAGTAAATCCTTGTGGCGTGACTTCTCCCGCCTTGGCTTTGGGTTGTTTAACTTTCTTTGCCATCTTACCTATCCTCCCAATCCGCGAACTCTGTCGGGTAAGGATGCCGAACACCCATACCCATCCAAGCTATCCGCATTATCATCTCCGCACGCAGGGCATCACTAATGCAGTCATTACAATAGACGCCGCCAGTCGCCCGATCTTCAGCTACGGTGTGACCAAGTTCGTCGCATACAGAACAATCCGCCAACCGTGAATCAGTTGGGCCGATACTTGATTTGGCTATTGCAACCATCATCCTAATATCCCATGAACATCCCCTGCGGTATCGAGTCCTGCTCAAAATTCCTCTCGGCATCGTCCATAATATCCTCAAGCGAAGGACGGGTAATGGCGTTGAAATGCTCCCAGCTTCCCCCAATTCCGCCGCCACAAGCAATACAACCCATTACCGCGTCCGCCCTGTCGGGACTATCCAAACCCCTCGCTCGCATAGAGTCCTTCCTCTCCAACCCTAACTTCCCCGTCCGGCTAACCTCAGCTCGCCTTGTCACCATCTGCTGGTGAAGCATCTGGTCATCCGGTAAAATTATCTCACGCTTCTCAACAGCCCTTGCAGCCGTGTGCCACATCTCCGCACTCCGGTTCGCGTAGCGGTCATCAAACGGCTTCGCCCCGAAGTTAACCCTGTGTATGTCATACCCCGCATCCATCAAAGCATCGCACAATGGCAAACCCAGTCCCCCTTCATCAGCATAAATCTCGTCCTGAGTCAAGCCATGTTTTTTAATAAGTGAAATTATTTTGCCTATAGTTGTGTTCGTGTTCTTTTCCCGCCAGCAAACCATGTCCATTACCTTGTTGCCCTGCCGCATCGCAAACACACATTCATCACCGCCAGCAGCGAAGTCTATGAAGGCAACACGCATCCCCAACTCCAGCTCAGGCGGGTTCTGCAAACACTCCTCCAAACTCTTCAGGTTCAAGACCAACCCGTCCGCACTGTCATCAACGAACTCACCGTAAATCATTGACCGCACCAACGGACTATTCTCACCGTACAACTCTATCTGAGACTCAATCCATTCCTTCGTCAAATGTGGACAGTCATAAGCCGTAACAGTATGGCACTTCCAAAACTTGCGCTTCTTGGTAAACGACTCATAGAACTCCCCAGCCGCAGCCCCCGGACTCGACATCACCAGCAATCGACTGGGCTGACATCTGGCTATGGCTGTGAAGATGGAATCTGGGACGGTCTTCGCCTCATCAACAATCATCAACAGATTCTCTGTCGGCCCCTGCCTGTGCCAACCCTCGAACTTGCCGGGATCGTTCGTGCTAAACCCAATCGCCCTAGACCCATTCGCATAGTGCAACTCGTTACTCGTGATCCTCCATCCCTGACCCAAACCCCCAACAAACTTTCTGAGTGTCGGCCAGAGCTGCCCCTCGACCTGACGCCAGACACCCGCAGTCGTCACAACCAGACTGTCAGGGAACCTGACCATGTGCCACAGGATCGAACTCGCCGCAACCACACTCGTCTTGCCGCTTCCGTTCGCAGCCTTTAAGGCAACGCGACTCTCCTTCTCATTCAAGTCCGTCAACACTTTCCGCTGCCAATCATAGGCATCCATCTGCAAAAACGTCTTGGGAAAGTTCTCAAGCAGACTCGCCTCCTCAAGCGCATCGTGATCCTTCGCAATCCGCTCAAGCGCAGCTCTGGACTTCTTCTCACTTGGGGAAAGGATCAGGGAAGGTGCAGGAGCTTTCTTAACCTTCTTGGTCGGCAAAACCACATCGAACTTCCCGGCTTTAGGCTTGGGGCCAGTTCGCTTTATCTTGGGCTGCTTCTTCAGCAGCTTCAACTTCTTCTCCTTGTCACTCACAGCTCACTTCGCCCTGCGTCTCAATCCAAACGTGCGCCCCGCAACTCAGCGGTTTATCAGGTCGATACACCACACAGCTCGGCCCGTCAATCTTAACCGAGTGCGCGTAGACATTCGTCTTATAGGTCTTGACCGTCAAAACAGGATCATTACTCCCGTTTTTCCGATTGGCCTTGATGATGTGCTGGTTGACGTGAATGACCGTCTTCACTAATTGCGCTGCTTAACGCGCTCCGGAATCGAAGACAACTGCGACAGCAACTCTGGTGAGATAGTGCTTTTCGGAGCTGCCGCTCCACTCGCTGCCGTCTTCTGACTCCAGTGCGGGAAGCGGGATTGCAGGAAAGCCAATGCCAACTTCCCATCCCGACTCTCCATTATCTTCCTCACCAGTGCCTCCTCAGCTTGAGCTTGTGCCGCCATCACCTGCGCGTTTAACTTCGGCTTCTCCTTCCGAAGCCTCTCCAACCTGCGCGGTGATATTCCACAAGCCCCACAAGCCGCCGTCAAACTCAACCCCAACGACAGCTTCTCCAAGAACATCTTCAAGGTGTCCCCAGTCAAATTCTTCTTGACGGATATGTCAGCCATTTCAAAAAGGTACCACAAGTTGAAAATGTGTCCAGTATTTTGAGGGGGGTGGATATATACACGACACACGCGGGGGGTCGTGGTCCCCCGTCGTCGGCTCCGGGCCCGCCGCGCCCCGCTCGCCCGCGCCCGCGCCCCGCTCGCGCCCCGGCTTGAAAGGACACACGCGCCGCGCCGCGCCAAACCAAACCAGTTCACCGCCGGGGGCAATGTTGGCGGGGGGAAAGGAAGATTGCCCCCTGTCCCGGCCCAAATTGCCCCGCTCTTAATAGAGCCCGGATACCATCCCGCCCCGCTTGCCCCGCTTTGGCCCCGGCAAAACCGAATCGCCTGTAAGCGTTTGCCTAATACCATTACCGCGCTCGAATTTACGATGCGTTAGAACGCAACGTCGCGCCAGCAATGGCCAATTGCGCTTTTCATCCAATGCCCCCGGTAAAGCCTGAAATCCTGCTAGCATCTACCATGCCAAGTGATACCATTTGCGGTATTACTTATTCACACCCTGTTAATTCTTTTTGAAGAAACAGCTTGAACCCAAAGGGGTTTAGGTTTAGGCTTTCCTTGACATGAAAAACGAAACAGCAAACCAAACCGACCCACTGAACAAACCCACAGACAGCGGATACACTTGGTATCAAGACGAGTTTTATAGACTATGCCAAATTGACGACGAAAAAATCAGGAATAAGGCGAAGGAGCAATTCCACACACTTAATAACGCTGGCACTCCCGCCAGTCATTGGAACCCAAAAGCAGAAACAAGCAATATGAAAAACTCATACGAAATCAAAACCAAGAAACTGGAAAACGGCAACGGATTTATTTACGCGACAATTATAAACGGTTGCGAACATTGGGAGCGGCCCAACCAAGACATTGGAGAAACGTACGAAAATCAGCTCGGCTTTTCAAAGGAAAGCGACGCAATACTAGCAGCGGCCAAGTGCATAGTGCAGGAACTGCGCGGAGCCGAGCAATACGAGCAACATGAGGAAAATTTATTAAGATACGAGCAATAAAAACCCAAAACCCAAAACAGGAAACAGCAACCAATGAAAACCAAAACAAAAAAGACGGTCTATCAAATCATCACCGACCGCATTATCAAGGCACTCAAAGACGCAATCGCCAAGGGCGAGAGCGCACCATGGCACAAGCCATGGGCAACAAATGGCGCGTACCCAATCAACTACAATACCCAAAAGAATTACCGGGGCGTCAATGTGTTCTTGCTTCACATGATGGGCTATGAATCGCCCACATGGCTCACCTTCAAACAAGCCAAAGAGGCGGCGGTAAAAGAGGCGCGTGCAGATGGGCGCGACATAGAAGAAACAACCAAGCCCACAAAATGGGGCACGAAATCCACGTACACAGAAGACGGTGAACCATTCAAGGGCGGAGTAAAGAAAGACGAGAAGGGAACTCCCGTTGTCTTTTGGAATTGGATAATGAAAGACGCCAATGGCAAGACAACCAAAGACGAGAAGCAATGCGTTAAGAAAATCCCTTTCCTGAAATACTTCACCGTATTCAATATAGCGCAATGCGATGGCGTCGCGGACAAATGGGAAAAGCCTGAAGGCAAAGACCACGAGCCCATCAAGGCGGCGGCGGATATAGTCGCGGACATGCCAAACGCGCCAACGATTGAACACAAAGAGGCGCGTGCATATTACAAGCCCGCATCGGATACGGTGAACATGCCCCGCTTGGCATTGTTCGACACGCCAGAAGAATACCACAGTACACTATTCCACGAGCTGGTGCATAGTACCGGGCACGCATCGCGCCTTAATCGCGACGGTGTAACGGGCACGGTTCAATTTGGTTCACAGAATTACAGCAAAGAGGAATTGATTGCTGAGATGGGCGCGGCAATGTTATGCGGCGTCGCGGGCATAGACAACCAAGCCCTGAATGATAATAGCGACGCATACATGCGGGGCTGGATTAGTAAGCTCAATGATAATCCTGAGATGGCAGTTCTTGCCGGGGCACAAGCCCAAAAGGCGGCGGACTATATCCAAGATATTAAGCACGATAATAAGGGCTAATGTTGGCAGATCACGGCACGCCTTGCGAGGCGTGCCCTATCTGCTCGCATGATGCGAGACAGTAAAACGAAAGTAAACAGCATGAAAACAGGATACGAAAAAGAGATGGAACAAATGCCCCGCTCATTTGAGGGCGATATAATGGGCGGCAAGGTTAGCTTTGAAAAGCAATGGAAAGCACTCACTCCACTAGGGGAAAGGCGATGGGATGAATTCGAAAAGGCCGGGTTAAAGTATTACTTTATGCCTGACTTTATAGAGTGGCAAGACTGCCCGGACGCTGAGGGATACGCAAGCGCAATTGACTTGGGCGACAAATGGCGGGCGGAAAGATTTGCGAAAAGTATTTCCGATAATCAAGCGCGGATTGTAGGCAACGACGGGCACGGCTGGGTTGTTGCAATGGAATTTAATCACGAGCCGTTGCACTATTAAACACCAAACCAAAACAACTAACGAAAGTAAACAGCATGGAATACAAAGACACAAAAAAACAAGGGGCAAGCATGGATAGCCGGAACCTCGGAGGCTTTACGCTTTTGCAAATCTACCCATACCCGGATTACACCACGGTACTAATGAAAAACGGCGTGCCGATTCAGACATTCAAAGACCACATAACAGCACAGCAAATGATGGAGGTCTATCAACGAAACGAAAGACAAGCCTATAACCTAATGGCAAGCGCGGTTGATGGATGGAAAGACATCTCAATTGAACACGGCAAAACCCAGCAAGAACATTACAAACGCGCTAACGTAGACCTGCACTGGAGATAAACAACAAAAGCCCGTTAATGGCGGGAAGAAACAGCAACGAAACACCCGCCAAACCCAATGGGCCGAGCGGGTAGAGAATAACAAGACAACGAAATAAGGAACAGCATAAAATGAAAAGCACACTATCAGTAAACGAGACTCAAGACCTACTACTACAGGACGACAACGCCGCTTGGAGTTACAACGGGGCGAAAGCACTGGCCGAATGGTTGGACAATCTGGACGAGGAATGCGGAACAGAAACAGAGTTTGACCGGGTGTCAATCCGCTGCGAGTTCAGCGAGTACGACAGCGCACTGGATGCCGCCACACAACAAGGCGGCTTTGAACCGGACGAGGACAGCGACGGCGACGAGAACGAAGCCGCCGCACTGGAATGGTTGCAAGACCGGACGATTGTCATAGAGTTTGAAGCTAACACCGGGGACATTGAAAACCTCCGGTCAACCGGGACAATAATCATGCAGGACTTTTAGTCTGTGAATAACCTAGCAAGGGGACAAAACACAATGAACCCACACAACCAAACAGACTACATTGCCAGACACTTCGACGAAAAAGGGCGCGGAATGTCTTGGCCATCGGATGAAAAGGACTCGACGGTTATGATAATTCAGTCGAAGGACTACCGCCCCGGCTACGTTTTCGGGGAGCGAATAATACTGAGACGTATTGAAGGCAGCACACCACGAGACCCGCTGCAATGGGAGACAATCTCCGAGGCAGAGCTGGAGGCACTGGGGCCAACGGACGAAGAGAGAAGGCGGGCATTGGATACTGTATTCGATGACGACAACCCGACAGCCTGTGAATAACTTTATCTTGTAAAGCCAAGCCGCTTAGCGTATAAGTACAACCAGCGAAAGGAACAGCAGCAAATGAAAACAAAACTAGAAGCACGCGCTGAGAAGCGACTAAAGCAAGTGAACAAACTGGTGGGAAGACTGAAGCACATTGACACAGCCCTCCTCTGGCCTATGAACATAATGAATTGGGGGTCGGGCGGCTCATACGGGCAACCGTATGTATTGGTAACACCACTGACAATGGCGGACAAAATGAAAACGCCGCAACCAAAGAAGGCGGACACTGAAGCACGGGCGGCATGGGATAAGACGCACGCTTGGCATCAGGGGCAGTTAATGCAAAGAGTCCGGGCGAAACTACACGCCGCCGGGATCACATACTACGCTTATCGGAATCGTCCGGTGAGTCAGTCCATAATTGTAAAAGTCAAATAAGGAGGGTGAATAATGCCACTAGATAAACAGCAGAAACAGAGGCTACAGGAACGCCTCAAGAGAAACACACTCACCAGAGCGTTGCTTAATTACGAGCAACTCCTGCGTAACGGAGACGACATGCACGCCTCACAGGTAAAGGGGTTTGTCGACGGGGGATGCGTAAGCCATCGCGTCCTTATTGGCATGGACGGGGAGAGGTTCAGGACGACGGAAGAAGTTATGGTGAAAACGCTGCTGAGAGAATTGCAGCAATGAGCCAACACAATTACCCTTGGCTAGGTCAAGGGAGACAGCAACCAAAGAAAGAAACAAGCAACATGAAAACAAAACGAACGGAACTGAAAACCAAACCCGAAGTGGAGATCCACACCGGGGACAAGCACAACACAACTTACCAGATTTACATAGTGAATCCCGGCGAGCGTGTAAAGATAACGAACCACAAAAGTATGTGGTTTCCGTATGACCCATGCGACACAACTCCGTCGCTGGTCTATGTCCGGTTAAGTTCGATGGGCATAGAGGCAGAGGAGTGTGACGTTAACGACGCCAGTAAATGGGCGTGGATTCAGAAGCTCATGCAAGAGGGCTTGAACCAGCACAATAAGGGGGGCGAATAATGACAGCAAAAGAAACAAAGCAACAAGACATAATTGAACACGTTCAAGAACACGCCTTATTTTATGAGGCGCAGGAAAAAGAACCTTACGCAGTCATCTGGGACGATGAAACATTCTGGGCAGCAGAACCGCATGAGCTGGTAAAGCTCATCGTAGCGCATGAGAAGAAGATCGCAGCAGCGAAGGGAGGCGAAGCATGAACTACACACGAGTAACAAAGGAAAACATGGGCGACACGTTGCCCTATGTAATGATAGTCCACAAGACAGGCGGCGTCTTTTTCCTGAACAGGAGATACGAGCTACTAAAAGAGAAACGCAACACGGCAAGGACGAAATGCCTCAAGCAATTCTTCTGGGAGAACCAGTCGCAATGCCAACGGGGATGGATGCCAACGAGAGACACCCAATCTCCGGCATGGGCCAAGCCGCTACATGATGACGACTTCATGTCGTACTGGGTCAAGGATCATTTTGACGCTGACCCTAAAAAGGTGAGGGAGCTGTCGTGCATCATCATGTTGCCAGACCTACCCATGTCCCCGATCCTGTTACTCCAACAGAAGGTCGAAGCATGAAACACTTGGCACTAATCATAACGGGCGCGGCCATGACGGTGAGCGCGGAACCAATCCCGCCCAAAGAGATAACGTCTCGCCAATTATGCGCGGCGACGTTAATCCTAGAGTCCGGTGGTGAGGGCAGGGAGGGAATGCAAGCAGTGTGGGAAGTGGTCTGGCAACGGGCGAAGCTGCGAAAGCTGACGCCCCTTGGCGTCGTAACCCAGCGTAAGCAGTTTAGCTGCCTCAACAATATAACACCGGGGCGGGCTATCGCTACGGCCCAACGCCACCCGATGTGGCGTCACGCTTGGGGCATAGTGTCTGCCCCGCCAGTGACGCAACTCACCGGGAAGGCAGATCACTACCATGCGACCACGATCAAGCCGCCTTACTGGGCGGACGCAACCAAGGCAACCGTAACGATAGGGCGACACAAGTTCTATCGGTTAGGATATTAGATATGAAGTGCCCACATTGTAATCAAAACATCGTACTCTTTGCCGACGCTGGCAGGATCGGAGGATCGGCAAAGAGTGAAGCAAAAGCAAAGGCCAGTCGGCTTAACGGTAAGCTCGGAGGGAGACCAAAGGCAGTTAAGAAGGAACCAAGCGGAGAGTCTAATGAATCGTAACCCCTATAGAGACCCCTCCTTAAACCCAAGGAAACCAATTATTGGGTCATGGATGATCTGTAAGTGGGGTGCAGCGAGTCTTATAAAAAGTAAGACGCCGCTTATTGGATTGCCTGACGACTACCTCGTCTGTAAAAGCAAGATTATACATACTCGGAACACCATGTCGAGTTTTATTTACTCACAACACAGCTTAATACTATGAGAGAACCACAGATACATTGGCCCGCTGATATGCGGGAAGATCAACTAGACCGTCGAGAGTTTAGTCACTGGCTTGAAGCCGTGCAGGACATCGACGCCGAAAAGAAACGCAACACTAAACAAAAGGAACAAGCAAATGAGCAAGGCAAAAGAGGATTACATTGACTCACAGGATAGGGCTCAATCGCATGAGGATGAGCTACGAGGCATCCGAGACGGTATGCGGTGGAGCAGGTGGGGGCCACAGGTTAGGCTCGATAAGGTCGGGGAGTTCGAGATATGGGAAACGATACCCAAGCGTGATGGACATGGCGGGATCAGGCGTGAGCTGGGTGAGACGTTCCTCATTGATGGGGTGACGTATTCCGTGGTAGAGATTACGCCCGGAGCTGCTGTAGCGAAGGAAACACTGGCGAGAATCGTCCAATACATTGACGACAATGGCGAAGAACGAGAGCGAAAGGTCAGGGGGAAAGGAACCATCCGAGTTTCACTTTATCGTCAGGCATCAGATGAGTGAGGAGGAGGAGGCCGCTATGGATTTCTGCGGGGATTTGAAATCCCTCGCAGATGTCCATGAGGTACGCGGCTGCGAGGTCGAGCGAATGGGTAACGCCATGATCTACGCTGGACTCTGCGCCATTAACCAGCGCAAGCGGAACCGTGCCGAGGCAGCACTGAAGGCGTGCGAGATCATCGAAAACTGGCGGACGTTCCCCGAAGAGGGCTGAATTTCACGAGCGGGAAACTGTGCCGATACACGAAACTAAACAGCACGAAACTCCACAAATGGAGGGGCCATGCCTCTAAATTAGGCGATCAAAAAGTCCAGTTAATTGACTGACAAATCCAGTTGTCGATCACTGGTGAACAACTAACCCGATTAAACTGTTGACGGATACCGAATAATATACCAATCTTGGTGGCCATGAGCGAGGAAGATGATACCAACACCGCAGTAGTGAGTAAGCTGCACCCGGACATAACCCGGCGGGGATTACACATTAGAATCACTGAACAACACCATGAGAAGCTGGACATGATAGTCCGCGAGACAAGCCGCTCGAAGCGCGAAGTCATCGAGATGCTAATTGATATGGCAAAAGTTGGGAAGTACAGCGAATGAATTTGGAGGGGTTGCATTGCTTTCTCAAGGGCATCCACTGCCCGCACCTCCTTGCGATGTAATCCCTCCTTTTAATTAAAGGAAGAACAATGCCAGACACAACAACTGAAAGCGTGTGGAACACAATCGAGGTAGAGCTACTTCCCTGTCCGTTCTGCGGGGTGGACGCAGAGACAGACTACTATAATGACAGGGGCGGCGACCACGGGGATGTGTTCTACATTAGATGCGAGGACGGCTGCGTGACCCTGAGCGACTCTACTCCAGAAGAGGTTTGTGATACGTGGAACACGCGAGCTGACAAACTGCTGGTGAAACAAGCACATAAGTTTACTCAGAAAACGAGAATGGCATATCACTCTACCACTTTTGCCTTGGGGATGCTCAAGGAGATGAAGGAGGTTGCTGACTGGATGATTGCTGTGGTTAAACCGGATAGCGATGGCGAGTACGTGGGTCATAGCTGTCCATCTCTCGAACTTAAAAGTATGTCTGATGACCTGAAAAGACTGGGGTGGGTTAGGAAGGACAAGGATGAACAGCAGAAGTAAAGGCAAACGAGGCGAGCTTGAATGGCGTGACCAGATCATCGCCGCCGGGAAGGAGCGCGGCAAAGAGTGGGAGGCTCGACGAGGGCAGCAGTTCTCAGGCAATCCAGACAGCCCAGACGTAGTGACTAACCTACCCTTTCACTTTGAAGTTAAGCGAGTCGAGAGACTAAACATAGATAGTGCAATGAAACAAGCAGAAGGCGAGTGCGGGGACAAGCCCCCACTGGTTGCCCATCGCAAGAATGGTGGCCCGTGGATGGTGACGATGCTCGCACCAACCTTCTTTAACCTAATAGAAGAAAGAGAAACCAATGCCAAACAAAGAAAGCAGCAGTGACACACTGACAACCGTGCTGGCCAAGGCTCAGTCGGAACTAAAGAAAGCAGCCAAGTCGGCTGACAACCCCTACTTCAAGTCGAAGTATGCGGGGCTGGACGAGGTGATAGAAGCCTGTCGTAACACGCTCAATAAGCACGGCATCGCCGTGACTCAGACTGTGGAGTGTGTGCCGGGAGCGATAAGGCATCCTCACCCCTACTCAGAAGAAGGGGAGGCGGTAACTACCGAGCAGCAGACAGTCCTCGCGACTACCCTGCTCTACGGGGATCAGTCCATCAGGAGCGTTATCCCCTTGGACTACAAGCGTGGTGATATGCAGTCCTTCGGGTCGGCCATGACCTATGCGAAGAGGTATGGGCTGTCTTCGATATGCTGCCTTGCCACTGAGGACGCACTGGATGATGACGGCAACAAGGCTGTGGGCGAGGAGAAAGTTGCGGCGAAGGTCAACAAGCGCAGCAACTATCGCAAGCCCAAGTCAATCGCACAGGAAGTAGCACCAGCCACTACGGCCGAGGACTTCCTGAAATAATAATTTGAGGGATGGGCAGGAAAGATAGCCAAGCTCTTAGCGTCCTTTGGGATGTTCGGCAAACCAACGCTTAACTCGGCTACGCCGTGACCTGCCTGTCCCTCATTAACTAAGGAGAATTATGGACAACAGGGAGTCAAAAAAAAATCAAGTTATACTGGACGAACACCTTGTTAATCTACGTGCCTATGGTGATGCCACGCGGTTGGGCCTAACAGATTCTGGGTCTCGCGCTCAACGTAGGTGGCGGGATCGGTTGGATCGGCTAAGGGCCAAGCGTGAAGCTAAAAGGAAGAAATGAGATCATATGACGGTATGGATTCGTACGAGTTTATGCACTCCAACGGCAACTACCGAGTGCTGGCTTATATGGTTCAACCGTTCTTTGATAATGAGGATGGAGAGCTGATGCCCGACACTCCGATCATGAAGTTTATCCCGCTGGAGAATGACTCAGGAGTCCTCGACGCGATGAGGCACAGGAAGACGGCCTATAACAAGGAGTACTGGAAGCGGTATAAAGAGAGACGAGAGAGAAGAAGAAATGAAGGAGGATTATGTTTGGAAAACACCTAGTCATAGAGAGCAACGATCTGTACAGGGCGCAGCTAGAGAGTAAGGATGCCAAAGGGATTCCATCCTACTTTAAGATTGAGATAGGGCTTTACGACTGTGCGTGGCTTGACGGGTTTAGGTGCGTTACGACAGGCGGGGAGACGTCTGACGATTGGGATAATCCGTATGTAAAAGAGAGGGAGTGGGCTTATCAGGCGTGGAAAGCTGGGGCTTTAGCTGGTGAATCTTACAACGAGTATCTCGCAAAAGAGATCAGGGTAAGAGAGGAGATGGAGATTGATGATAGAAAAAGAAATTGACCACGAACATCGGGCGCATCACAAGGACTTCCCGCCTTCATCGCTGCCAGCACTGGCCAAGTGTCCGTGCTACCGATCATCAGACACAGTGGGGGCGGCAGCTATTCGCGGCACAAAGCTACACGAAAGGCTTGAAGCCCTGCTAACCAACGGGGATTTAAAGAAGTATATTAAGCCCGATGCTTGACCACATGGAATACAACAGCCAAGGCGATGAGCGCAACCGCAAGATCACCAATAACATTGGACGCCCATGAAACAACATTCACTACAAAGTACCAGTCCATACTCATTAGACGGTACTGACATACAGAAAGACACAACTAAAATGAAGGATAGATCACCTAGCGAAATAAGGGAACAAGCCATCATGTGTTTTAAGCAGATGGCACGACCCAAGTACAACATGGGCCAACGGGAAAAGGGAACCAATCTTGATGACCACCCTGATCTGGTTGGGGCCATTAGGGAGGAACTGGTTGATGGCTGGTTCTATCTCGACAGCCTAGCCAAGCAGATTGATGACAAGAACAGTCGCATAGCAGATCTGGAGTCCGAGGTTGAGCGATGGAAGGAGCAAGCTAAAAGGTAAGCATGGACATCAACACACCAAAGGGCCAGAAGTCATTGGGATACGAGCGGGATGCGGTGTGTCTGTTCTGCAAGCTCTACCCTCAGTACCAGTTCATCGAGACAAACAAGAACACCCCCGCAGCCATAGACGGCTTCTTCTGTCTGGATGGTGGGAGTCAAATTGACTATGCGGTTGAGATCAAGACCCGCAACATGACAAAGGAGATGTTGCATAATCGGTTTGGCAACACATGGCTCGTCACCTACGACAAGATTATCAGGGGGCAACAGGTAAGCGACCTGCTGTGCGTACCCTTCATCGGTATGCTCTACCTGATCCCTGACAAGATACTTTACACGTTGAAGATCACCGATGAGCTGGGGAAGTTCGTCATTGATTTCGGGGTGGACAACACGCGCACACAGGAAACCATAAACGGGGGGTTGGCATGGCGTACCAACGCATACCTCTCAATGGAAACAGCCAAGGAGCATCAATGGAATACAAGACAACGTGCAGACTATGCAAGAACGAGATAGTGATAGAGATTAACGATGAGAAGGACTCAGCGGCCAAGGAGGTCGGGGTCAATCTGGACACATGGATAAGCAACTCGAAAGTCCTATGCGAACCATGCTACACCTACAAGGAGACGGGGAGTAGGCCAACCAACACGCCACCCATGAAGGACTTTCTGTTCGAATGAAACATAGACATGGAACCATCGAGGAGTGGGAGATCATAGCCAAGGAATGCCTTGCCGATCCTCACGCAAGCAGGAGTGAATGTCTCTCTGCCCTGATCGGGATTACCCAGAGCAAGGATGAGTGGCTCAAGGAGAAGCTCGCAGCGCAGATGAAGATAGCGTGGAAGGCGAACACCGCAATACTCAGGAAGATGAAGCCCGATGCCGAGAAGTAAATATCCCAAGGAAGTAATATGGTCAGCGCAGTACATCATGTCTGTCGTTGGTCGGAAGAAGCTCATCACTGAGGAACGCATCTCAGTCATGCGAGACGGCGAGGAGATCACGTTCGGCAGCATGGACGCCTATTGCAAGGGCCACCTGTTCGACCTGAAGACCGGACAGAAGCGGGACTACAAGCAACAGATGGCGGCGTATGCGCTGGGCGTTATGCAGAAGTACGGTGACAAGGAGCTTACTTGCCACCTAGTTTACTCCCGCTTCAAGGGTGTGGATAAGTTCTCTTTGACCCGTGAACAAGCTGAAGATATTGTCTACGCCATCGTTGACTCCGTTAACGATCCCACCCGCTCACCGTGGCCATGTGAATACTGCGCTTGGTGTGCCAGAAAGGAATCTTGCACAGCTTTAAAACATTTTGCTTATACCATCGGCGGACAGATGGACGCGATGAAGCACATCAATCTCAATGCCCCACTGAAGCCAGCCGTTCGTCAACGGTTACTCTCCATCGTCGATGCGGTGGAGAATTGGTCAGAGGGCATTAGGGAAAAGGTAAACAAGGAATAGTAATATGCCTGAAGATACAAAACCAAAGCTGACCTTCTCGAAGGCCGCACGCAAAGCCTACCTCTACAAGAATGAAAAGAAGAGGGAAGGCTCTAAAGACCCTGACTATAAGGGTAAAATATTCGACCTCAACGTCAAGGAGCTGGCTGAGATTGCTGATGAAGAAGGCAACGTCACCCTGTTCCTGTCCGGTTGGGTCGAGGAAGACCAGAGTGGAACCACGAGGGTCGGTGTATCCGTCCAGAAGGGTATCCCACAGGAAGGAGCAGCAGTAGCGGCAGAACCCGCCAATGCACCATTCTAACCTTGCTGAGTGGCAAGGCTAAACCTCCCCCTCCCTGTTTGTAATACTGCTGTTTCGGGGAGGGGGAGTCTTTTTCAACCGCAACACAAACTTATGTTATGAAGACTAAAGACAAGCGCATCACTGATGTTGACAGGGCTTATCACCGAATGGCTGTGCTGGCCACGGCAATAGGGTTCGACGTTCACGAGGCGGACATCGGGGGTAGAAGCCGCAGGGACAGGGTTGCCCATGCGAGAATGACGGGCTACTGGCTAATGCGAACCTCGATAGGCACACCCTACGAGATTATCGGAATCCTGTTCGGGAGGGATCATTCTGGGGTCATGTACGGCTGCGGAAGGATCAGCGACATGATCGAGCTTGGCACGACGACCTACAGCAATAACTGGGCAAAGGAGATTAAGGAATCCCGCAAGCGATTCGCCAAGTTCCACAAGGCTCGCGTTGAGGTCGATGTGGAGCGCAAGCTAAAGGAGGTGGCAAGTGTCATTGAATCTACCTGAGCTACGCAAACCCACCTCAGTCTGGGAGCTGAAACAAATCATCGAGCTGATCGACGAACGCATGACTGAGCTGCGCCGTCACCGTGGCGAGAACGCTACAGGCGACTATATGTGGGACAGTGATACTGCCAAGGCAGAATACATGAAGCTGCATGGGCAACGCACTGCGATCCGCAAGAAGATACTCGACACTAAATTAGGTTAATGAAAGTGACACAACCCTTTGTAATGGCTGTTGCATCCACAGTAGGGTCTTTCTCGACTTCAGCGTACTGGCTAGAGGCCACGACAATGAACTGCTTGTGGATTTTCAACAAGACCCCAACGGTTACACACGGGAAGGGCTTCACCTTGGACAGCTCATCCTGAACGTAACCTGCGGGGTCAAGCCATTGCACCTTCACCCGCTTCCCTACCCAGCTCTTCGGGAACTTGTTCCTATATCCTCTCCCAATCATCCTTGTACTTCTCCCACTTGCTGACGAGCCTGTTCCCCTTTCCTTTACCTGCCGGGAACAGGACGGCAATACTCGACCCGTCCTTGGAAGTCTCCTCAACGGGAATGATGTAGTATCCATCATGGATCATGTCCTCAAAGTCATGCGAGTAGGGGGCGAAGAGAACCATGAAGTCACAGTCGCCCCTCGTATAGCTGAGGTTCTTTGTGCGGCAATGCTTTAGTGAGCAGCGATAGCTTCCGCCCTTGTTGATGTTGGCTGACTTGACCTGTATCCGTCTGGCCTTTCCATCCTTCTCAGCAATCAAGTCGTAAGAGTCCTCATTGAGAGGCCAGCTTACTGTGAATCCACGCTCAACAAGTTTCTTTGCGACGGCAAGTTCCGCAACACTGCCTGTTCTTTTTGGTTCTATGGTTATTGTCCTCCACCCTATTTCTTTTTCTGCGACCCCTCTTCAACGGCTATGTTCACCAATGCCCGCTCAGTCGCGCCGTTAAGGAACCCAGTGCCCGTGAGATAGTTCCGCCACTGCAACTGTTCAAGCTCTCTCTGGTTCTTGCTCGCTTGGTCGAGTTCCTTGGTAGGGGTCGGCCAACGCTCGTTAAAGTCCTTGAGGTACAGTTCGGCCCTCTTCATTGGGGTAAGGCTCAATGATGTCTTCTCGTCCCAAGTGAGCTTCTTTTGAATCCCGTTCAGCCTGTTCTGTATGGCTGTCCTGATCCTTGTGTCCTCACTGAACTCACCCAAGTCGCTATATTTCCTGTGCATCCTGAGCCACAACTCTGAGGTCTTCTTGGTTCCGAAGTTACCGACATCCTCTGCGTCAACGTCTTTCACATTCTCTTCCACCCAATCCCCGGCAATCCGGTTCGCCTTCATTGCCTGTGTGGCGTCCTCCTTGAGCTTCTTCTCCAAGTATTTCTGCCTTCGCTCATCCACCATGAAGTTCGAGGCCACGAACCTTGAGAGGAACATCCCCTTGATGTGATTAAGCGTTTCACTGTCATAATACTTGCGCCCTTTCACTTTCCGCTTCGGCACAAATTGCCCAATTAAGTCGGCTGTCCAAGTCTCAACGGCGTGCTTCAGCCTGATGGGGCTTCCGCCATATAGGTTCGCAGCCGCGATGTACCCCGCCTCAGTGGACGGCTTCCGCTGTTCACTTGGGTCTGGGGTTACGCCCCTGCGTTGAGGCATAAGGTATCTCTTGCGCCATGAATCACGAATGTTGTCACCGGAAGCAGTCTCGTACAGGTATTTCAAGGCTGGGTTTGACTGGGAAATCAGCCCCTCTTTAATCCCGGAAATATCCGACCCAAGCTCCAACGGCCCGAAGTCCCCCGCTGTCCGCCAGCCAATGTCTGCTACAGCCTTGCCGATGGTGTAGTCAGGGTCTTTCTCGAACGCCATATTGACAAATCCTTCCGCGATGTTGGCAACCCCTCGCAAGAGGTCGCGCTTGGGCAGCTTGATGGCATCACGCTTGAAAAACTTCCGCAGGTGGGCAGGGATTTCATCCTCCAGAATCAGCCCGTTACCGTCCTTGTCCAGAGACTTCACCAGATTCATCTTCTCAATGTCCGTGCCATGCGCCGCGACGAAACTCTCCTTGAAGAATATCCAGTAATTATCTCGTTCCTGCTGGGATGTGTTCAGGTAATCCTCCCGGTAATCTCTCTGGTTGTTGATCGCGTGCCATACAGTCGGGAGAACCACTGCCCCCATCATCCTCGCCACTGCCTTTCGTCCTTCGGGGCTTTTAAGGTCTGTAACCCTCTGGAGATCACGGGCAGCACCCTGCATCCGGGCATTGTAGAACATGAACAATACGTCCATCTGTCTGCCCCACCTTCCTGAAACCGAGAACTGCGGCGAACCCATTTGCTTCATCACTTCCCTGCGCCACTCCGGGTTCTCCTCGAAAAACCTCTCCATGTTGCGAATGTACCGCCCGTTCTTGTCCTTTATCTTGGGAACCTTCTCGAAGAAACCAAGCCCGCGCTCCTGTCGCAATGCCCGCTCAATTCCCACCAGCTTGCCCATCTCCTCAATCGCATCAGGGATGACATCTATCCATCGCGCTCCCTTCTCGAACCCCTGAACACCACGCTCAACCGTCGTCCCCTGCAACATACCGTCAAACCTCGGAAGCCGCCCCACCAGATTGTAGTCAGGATCAATGGCGTTCTTCAAAGTTTGACCTGTCAGCCCGCTTCTGGCTGCTTCCCTGTAAAAGTCTCCCGGCTTACCCATGTTCCCCATGAATGCCCTAGCGAATGCAACCGGATAGTCAACCGCAATGAACCTCGCCCAGTCAATAGGATTGACCCTCAGCCCTGTCCGGGCAGTTAGTGCGTTGGTCGGAAGATCAGACAGTAGCGCATTGACGATCTGGAACGGGGCCGACCACTTGGTTGCTCCAACCTTGAGTGGCCTCGATGTATGGGCCAAGAGTCTCCAAGCCGCATGCTGCTTTTCCCCGAATGAATTGATCGCCTCGGCAACACCTGAATCAACGGCGTACCTTTCCACGTTGCCGTTGCGGATAACAGTGAACTCGCCCATACCCGGTGGAGTCTCCTTTTTCTTGCCGAGCCTCTGCATGAATGCTTCAACCCCGCCAACATTGGTCTTCTCGCCTTCAGGCCCAACCACCATGTCCTTCAGGTCGCGCTCCATGATGTCCACAAACTCGCGCTTGGCCTTGTTGTATTCCACAATGACAGTGATGTCGTGCAGCTTATTCCGCATTGTCTCAGCCACATCAGCAATCGTAAATGCAGGGTCATCAATCCCGGTTACGCGGTGGAGAGATAGCTTTTCCCTACCCACTTTATCCCGCAACCCAGTCGCCTTTCCCTCGTCCTTCAAATATTTCTCAAGCATCCAAGGGGTATAGTGTTCATTGGAAAGCTCAATCCTGATGCGCTGCTCCTTGCTGATAATGCCTCCCTCCACCAGCGTGTCCATCATCTTGCTCGCCTCAGCGCGGAATGCCCCGCCAATTTCCTCCAGCTTCTTAAACTGTTCAGGGGTGATGTCCTTCTTGAACAGTTTCATCGTGTCCTTGACCATCTTCGGTGTCCAGTATTTCACTTCACCGTTGTCTTCGAGGAAAGCGGCAACTCTCTTGTCGCTCCTCGCCTTGAGGTTGCTCTTGATTTCCTCAAGGTCTTTGATGTAGGCATCGACTCCCTTCCTTTCTTTACGGGCGTATTCCGCACCACCCGCAAACAGCTCCTTCGCCCCCTCGATCTCCTTGTCGATCTCCTTGATCTGATCGCTGCGAGACTTCCCTGACTTGAGCCTGTCCTCCATGCGTTTCAGGAAGGAGTACACCCCGAACTCCTTGCTCAAGCCTGATTCCTTGAGCGGAACCGATACCGCCTCGTCAAAGGACAAAACTCTTTCCTTGGCTTTTGCGTAGCTGCCCGGAAGGAACTCGAAGAACATTTCCGCCGGGGCTCCCGCCTCCTTCACGCCATAAAACTTCTCCATGCTCCTCTGGAGGGCAGTTGCGGGCCTGAACGATGTTACCTGCGAGGTTATAGCCCTGTCCCACAGGCTCATCCTGAATTTATCTCCAGCAACTTCAGGGTCTTCCCCTTTTAGCCAACCCCAGAAACGGCCCCAGCCTCCACCTTCACCGCCTCCCTTGCCCGCGTCACCGAACCCAGCCTGACGCTTGGCAATTTCCAGTAACTCTGCCGCCTTTGCTGCCTTTGCTGCCTTTACTGCTTCGCCCTTCTTCATGGCATCGAGGAGGTGCTGCTTGACTTCTCCCCCACGACTTTCCCGGCTCCTTAATGCCTCCACTACCTGATTGAGGTCTGCCTTCAGGGCATCCTCGACCGGAACATCCTTCGCTATCTCCGGGTCTTTGGGTAATGGAATATCCTTACGCAACGGAACATCAAGGGCCATCTCCGGGTCTTTAGCCATCTCCGGGTCTTTGGGTAATGGAATATCCTTCAGTGGGGGTGGTTCCTTCAGCGGAACTTCCGGCCTGATTGGGGTGTCCTTTATCAAGGCGTCCCTTACGGAAGTCTTGGGAGCCCCCTCAGCCGTTGGCTCAACAGCAGTTCCTCTTTGATGCTCAAACAAGAGTTGCTGCTCCCCCACCCTAGCATAAAAGTCTGGCCACGATTCGTCTGGCAACTTCTCCAGAACCTCACGTTCCCTAACCTTGGGCTCTTCAATCGGCTTGGGTTCAGCTTTCTTGCGCCTGACAGACTCCCGGTAAACCTTCATTGCCTGTGTAGGGGTCTTGACGTTGGCACTCTTGAACTCGCTCTTTAGAGCCCCCTTCATCGCCCCGCCAGCAAACAAGGTAAGCAACGCCTGTCCCACAAAGGCTTCCGTTTTGTCTTGAAGTGAGACATCAGGGTTTTCCAGAATCCTCATCAACTCCGGGTGATGCTCAATAACATTTCTGGTGAGGTCTAGGGAGAATGCACCATGACCAGCCCGAAGGATCGCCGGGGCTTCCTTCGCTACCACGCCAAACCCCATAGTCGCCGCACCGCCGGGAGACACGATTGACTCGGTAAGACCATTAACAGCGTTCAGTATTCCAACCGCAACGTCCCGACCAACACCGCCCCCCGGAAACAGTGTCTTAACGTCCTCTTCCCTTATCTCTGGTATATCCAGAGGCGACTCGAATAATCCGCTAATAAGCCCGTGCTTATCCAGCTTACTTCCCATCGGCTTATATTCGCCAAGGTATCCAACTTCTGGCCCCCAGAGCTTGCGAGCAGCCTCGCTGCTCCTGAATGCTCCGTAAGGGGATCGCGGGGGAGCTGGGCCTACAGTCTTCCCCCCAAGGGCCGTTCGAGCCTTGGCCATTGCCGTGCCGACCTCCTGATCCATTTCAATGGCATCCAGCGACTTCCCGAAATGCTTGAACCTCAAGCCGAACTCTCCCTCAAACTCATCCAACTTACGAATGAGCGCGTCCTCCTCCTCTTTCGCTAAACTTCTGGCCTCTTTTCGCCTGTCCTCCTCGGAGGTCAATGGGAGCGTCTCAGAAAGGCGTGTCACCTTGTCAACCCAAGCCTTTCTGTCCTGTGCTATCTCTCGGTAGAAAGGGGCAAGTCTTTTTTGGGTTTCCCAGTGCTTACGCTCGCGCTCGTCCCTTTCCAGTTCGGGAATTTTCTCATACCACTCCCTAGCTCTCGCGGCCTGTTCCCTTTCTATCTCTGCTGCCCTACCCTCAGCCTCCTTCTCAGCCTCCTTGCGCTTACGCAACCTTTCGTAAATCTTTTCCTGCCCTGTTAATTCCTTCTCTGTCTCGACAATGGGCTCAGGCTTCTCTTCCCCGACAACAGTGAAGGGCTTGCTGAAGTCAAACCCCGACTCCTTTTCCGTCTCCTTCGGCTTCTCCTTAACAACCGTGAAGGGCTTGCTGAAGTCAAACTCTGTTGGGGGTTCGGCCATGATGGTATATTACCTCGGCAACGGAACCCATTTGCCGCCTTTCAGCGTGAACCATTTGCCGCCAATAATCATAACCTCCGCTTTATTATCGCCCTGTTCAAGGGTGTATTGCACTCCTTCCTCCGGGTTTTCTGGGAGCCCTCCGAGCGTTGGTTCCTTCGGTGCTTCTGGCCCTTTCAGTTCTCCCTCTTTCGGCAATGCTGGAACTTTCGATGTGCCCATTACCTTCTGATCTTCGTGCGTCCGGTCTTCAGGTTTTTTGTTCCAAATTAGAGTCAGTTTATCCTTGGCAATAGGGACAAATGCTCTCAATGATCGCTTCATCCCATCCTTACCAACGACCGCGAACGACTCATATTCTAGCTGTGCATTAGCCAGTGCAATGTTCTTCCTGCCCTCCTCGGTGTGGGGGTTCATCTTCTCCCGCGCTACATGGCTGTCCCTAATCTTCCAAGTGCGATGCTTATACGCTCCCTTATCATCCATTACATTGTAAGTTTCCCACGGAGTCTCCTCCAGCTCCTTGGCAATGCGCTCTGCCTTGGCATCGTGGATTTTATAGATTCGCCTTACAGCTTCCGCCAAATCCTTCGGGTTGGTCTTGAAGTCTGCCTTGGCCTTGTCCCACGGCTTATATTCCTTCGGGGCATTGGGAACCTGAATGGCTGTCTTGTATTGGTTCTGCAAGAACTGAAGTTCTCGAAGATCACCAACCTCTGCCTTGGCACTCTCAAAGCTACTGAGTGCTGAGTTCCTTATATCATCAGGCAACTCTCCGCCTTCGTGAGTCCTCCCCCACAGCTTCTCAAGCACTGGCTCCCACGTAGACTCTACGTTTTCCTTCTTTGCCTTCCAGTTCGCTGCGTAAGTTTCTCCTGCTGTCCTCGCTGCGCTGGCGATGTCTGCCTGTTCCTTGCGGAAACCTTGCAGCCACGCGCCTGACTGATATGTAGTCCGAGGGTGAGGGTTGGCATCCCTTGTTAAACCCTTTGCCGCTGCCAATCGTCCTGCGGCAATTTCCCCGTTTATGGTAAAGTCATCAAGTTGCTTCAGCTTTTCATCGAGCTCCTCTTCGCCCTTAACTCTTAACCTCAGTGCCTCTGCGTAGGCTCTATTATTTTCTCTGAGTAGGTCAGCGATGTTCTCCTTCCGTAAAAAGACATCCCATGCCCTCGCATCCCCAGCAAGGACTTGAGCCTCGTCATACCCTCGCTTCTCTTCCAAGTCTCGCTGCGCTTTCATTATCTCAGAAGCTCCCAGCACTGCTCCGGGCCTCTTCAATGACCGAATAGCCGCTTCCACGCGCTCCCTTTGCGGGGCCTCAACGGGGAATAAGTGGTGCTGCTGGAGCATCCTTTCCTGAATGGCGGGGATGTGCTCTACAGGCACTCCCGCCTGATGTCGGCCCGAAATTATGTCCATCTTCTCCTGCCGACCGCGTTCGAGTGCATCCGCAATTTTCTTGTCAGCATACTCTCGGTCAGCGATCTTTTCCTCCTCCTTGCGCTTGCGCTCGGCAAGGGACGACCCTAACGCCCACCCCTCCTTGGCTCCTCCTGCAAACCCTCCCAAAAAATTACCCATAAATCATTTCTCCTTAATTATCCCCATGTTTTTCCTGCGTAGATGCCAACAGCAGTCCCCGCTAATTCCCCAAACGGACTGGGAGCCATAGCCATGTCAGCCTGTTTCCCCCAGATGTTCGCTTGTGTCCCAAAGTTCTGGGAAGCCAGTTGCTGTTGGCCCTGCAACATTCCCATCACATTGGTGGGCTGGTATTGAATAGGCTGGAAGCTGGATGCCACAGCCTGTTGCGCTCCGGGCAATGCCCCGAACTGTGCAGCTACAGGTGTTAACCCAGAGAAGCTCTGAAGGTTGGCCATCTGCTGCTGTTTCAACTGCTCCTCACTCATCGTCTTCTGCATGGCACTGGCAAAGGACTGTTGCGCGGCTTGATTGCGCTGCGCCATCGCCTGTTGTTGCCTAGCCAAATCCGCTTCAGCAGCCTGATTGCGTTGAGCTGCTCCCTGAAGCTCCATGCCGTACTGCGCCTGACGGGTTGCCCCCTGCTGACCCAGTGCAGACAGTAACGATTGATACTCGCTTTCCTCTGCCTGATTGCGTTGGGCCATCGCAGACAATTCGTCTGCCCTCTCGCGCATCCGCTGGGAGGTATCAAACTCAACCGCCTGTGCGCCCAACCCAAACTGTTGACCTCTTGTCTGGTTGATCTGGTTAATGATCCCGGAGAGGTTTGAAAATTCCTGCTGCTCGGCTTCGGTTCTCTGCCCGATAGCGGCCAGTTCATCAGCCCTTTCCCGCAGTGTAGCCTCCTGATCCGCACCAAGTCTCTGCATCCCCATGCCAAACTCAGCTTGTTCAGCACCTGTGCGTTGCTGAATCCCCATCAACTTGTTGGACAGATTCTGCTGGGCAATCCTAGATTGATAATCACCAGCCGTCTGGCCGGAGCCATAAAAGTTTAACAGATCAGAGATAGCCGCCCTCTGTCCGGCTTCCTCCGCCTGACGTACCGCAGCCGCTTCCTCAATCGCTGCTCCGCCACCAAAGATGTTGCCCAATCCTGCTGCCCTGCCTCTGGCTATGCGTCTGGCTTCTTCACCCATCAATCTGGATGTCTCGCCTGACTGCGCTCGCCTGAGCAGTTCTTCCTCGGCAAACTCTCTAGCTGCCATTGACTCTGCATCCAGCGGAACCTCCGGTATATCCGTTAACCGCTCAAGTGTAGGCGCAGCTTCAGCACGCTCCAGTGCCGCCATCTCACCTACCCTGCCGAACTCAGGGGCCGCTGCCACATCCATCTCTGCGAGGGTCGGGGCTGCTCCAAGTCTTTCAAGGTCGCCAAATGCTGCTGCTCTTTCGTACTCAGGCACATCTCCAAGTCCAACTTCGGGCAGGGAAGGGGCAATACCTACCTGCTCCAGCAGGGCGGGATCAACTGCCTTCTCCATAGTGGGAAGGTCGGGGAGTTGTCCCGGTGTGTAACCCTGCGCGAGTTGACCCAGCAACTCTCTCGCTGCAAATCCCGTTGGATCGCTTTTCTCAAGCAGATCACGCGCACTGGTTACAAAGTCATCACCATACTCATCAGCAAAATCCAGAAGGAACTCGGCCTTCTCGGCTCCGTATTCCTTTTCCCATTCCCAACGCTTAATAGCACGGTCAATGTCGCCCATGCCAGTAAAGTCAACGTCTATGGCTTCATCGCGATCAACAGCTTCCCGCTCGCCAATCATATTGCCGTTTGCGTCGTAGGTGGTCTTGAAATACTGGTTGGCGTTTAGTATGTCGCCACCCGGACTTTCGTATCCGGTCAGTGTCCTGACCTGCTCGGACATAGGTTGGGTTCCAGAGAATCCGTCTGCCCAGCTCTCTCCAGTGGTGGGGTTACTCCGCCCCTTGAGGTCGTTCTGCACCTCACTTGAATGCCACTTCTTCCCCACCAAATGATCCATCTCCGCATACGGGTATTTCTGGTCGCCTCTTCTTGTGTCGGGGATAATCGTAAAGCCGCTTAACTCGCCCTCCGAGTTCACTGTTGCTTCAACTACCCCATAATTACCCTGCCCCACTGAAAAGTCTGAAGGGCCGCTGGTGTTGACCGTCTCATTGGAGTAAACAGGCTCATACCCTGTCGGAACATCCGTGGCAACCTTCTCATACTTGATCCTAGAGCCGTCAGCATTGCGAACATCACGCATCAGCTCCTCGCCAAACTCCATTGCGCGGGAGAGCTTCGCCATGTGTTCCGCTGTCTCAATGTTCGCCGCAGCTATCTCAGATGCTGTTGGTGGTGTTGGAGGCTCTGGCGTACTAGGTTTTCCCATGATCTATTCCTTGATTAAACGTCTCCGTGCCTTGTCCATAGGCACACAAATTACCTTGTTATCATGCTTGGGGCGTACCCAAGCGATTAAATTGCAGTCTTTCCCGAATCTCTCCCACATTTGCGTGTATAAATCCTTCAGCACATCCGGCTCCTTCGCCACAGTAGCGTCCACATAACAAATCTTCCCGCCTGTGTCACAGTAATCTGTCCGGCATTCCTTCTCGTTATCAACATAACGCAACACAGCCGCACCCACCAGCTTACCTTCCTTGACTGACACCAAGTATCTTTGTTTGACGACAAACCACCTCACCCAACTCAACAACCTGCCCGGAGGCCAACCGGAACAATGCTCAAGCTCTGACCTGAACAGGTTCGCAATCCCGATTGTCATGGTGTCCGTGTTGTTCATCTCTCAGGGGTAATGGGTTGGCCAAAGGCACTTGACTGGACTGAGTGCAACGCAAGTCTGCCGCCGTCTGCCTTCACCTTAAACTGTAGCTGATTAAATCTGCCCTTGGATACCATGTTGAATCCCTTGCGAATCAGGTTGGTGTCTGCCGGGAGGGAAAGGCTTGCCTCCAATGCCGTGCCGCTGGATGACAAGTCCTTGTAGTAATTTATGTCACCTGTAATTGCGTCAGCGTGAATGTTTCCAAAATTAAACTGGGTGGAGTAGCCGATCTTGTCTCCCCATGTCTCGCCAAAGGTATAGGCTCGCGTTTGGATGTAGGATTCGTAGGTTGAATTGCCGTCCTTGTAATCCGCAATGGTGGTGGCATCCTCAGATACGGAATCATCCCAAGTGTACATCTCGCCGTTCTGCGTCCCGATGTTGAGCTTCAGTTCTCCATCAAATGCGCTGATAACAAAGCTCCTCGCCTCCCAGCCCGACCAGTGACCACACCAAGCTGCTGCAAGGAGGTTAAAGGTCAGTACCGTGTCCGGTGTAGTGGCCGAATCCAGCGGGACAGAGAGCATATAACGGTTGCGCCAGTAAATGGCTGTGCAAGTGCTGACCGCAGCCTGATTGATGCGCCCGATATAGTCGTTAATGTTGCGACTGACAGGAAGTGACACGTCCGTCTCTGTACCTGCCTGAATGGATTGCAATGACTTCACGCCATCACGGGAAAGGAACATAATATCCGCACCCACCTGCTGGACTGTGCCGTCTGCCACACATCCAGTCCGGTTATTGACCAGCTTAATGCTCCATTGGGAGGCTTTGAGTGTCGGGTCAGCGTTAACCTTGTAAATGCTTCTTTCCTTGAACACATACAGGTCAAAGTTCTGTCCGGGCATCAGGGCAGTGATGGGGTCACGGTCATTACCGATCCGAAGGTTGTCTGCCGCCAAATCCCACGCATCTCCGTCCAGTATTCCCGAACAATACAGGGTATCCGCAGGAACATCCGGGTGTGCGCTGGTAGCGAACAGCCTGTTGGTGTGGGTTACAATAAATTTAGGTTTTCTGGGAGTTTGGGTGACGTTAGCTGTTCCTGTCGCGTCTGTCCCACTAGTGGGGGAAGAGAAGCTCACATCAGGCGGAGCGTCCTTGTCATAGCCAGTTCCCTCATTAGTAATGGTCACTCCGACCACTGATCCGTCATAACCAAGGATTGCGGTTCCCAGTGCCGTAGTCCCGCTGCTTGGCGCAGCTATCGTGACAGTTGGAACAGCAAGATAACCGCTGCCGCCCTCGGAAATGGTGATGCTACTGATTTGACCTGCGGAAATCGCCACAGCAGTCACCGGATCAACACTTCCGTTGACATAACGCAGGTCAGCCGATCCGTCCGTGTAATACATTCGGTTATTCAACTGGGCGAACCTAACCTTGGCCCCGGAAACAAAATCTGCGCCGGTTAGCAGGGTAAAGGTTCCGTCTTCAGTGGCAGCTTTCAGATAGTTTGAGCCATCAGCGATCATTAGATACTCCACGCTGCCCGTGTCAAAGTATCCAAGCGAGATAACTGGCGCAACCAAGCCTTCCCAGAGTCCATCCTCATCCTCCCAGTTAACCGCTGTCTCATCCCAGATCAAGTACCCCGCAGCAAGGCTTGTTCCCCTCCTAGTGACAGCGTTTCCAAATTCATCAAGGTCAATATTCTTGCCCTCCGCAAAAGCGTTCTCTGGAATCAGGTTTGCGCGAGATGCGCTGACTTGACCGCCCACAAAGCTATTGTTCCCGTCCAGTATAATCGGGTCATCCAATACTTCATTTGCGATAACAGGCATTACTCTACAAAATCATCCCTTGACCAGTGATCCACCACCGCCGGGATGATGACACTCACCTTGTCCTGCTGCACGTTGTCCAGATCACGGCATATTTGCAGTAGATTAGCCGCTTCAGTAAATTTAACCTGCGCCTTCTGGTATTGCATGGAGCGTTCCAGCATATCACCCTCCGAATACGCCAGTAAGGCGTTTTCTGCCCCGTTAATTATGGGGCTGTCCGAGTCGCCCATCTCCACGAACTTCAATTTGCCAAGGGCATAGAGGGTTCCAGCGTTCTTGGGTGTGGCAATGGGTTTGATTCGGCAATTTCCGCTCGCATCAGGCGGTAGGGGAACAAAGTTTTGCGGGTTAGCCCTGCGACTGGAAGTGTTGTTCCACATATTCGGGTTCAACTGGAAGAATTGAACCCAACTCCCCCCAACACACTCCATTCCATCCTCTTTCCCCGTCTCCGTGAACCTCACGGCTACAATGAAGTCCAGTTTTGGAGCGGTCGAGGCAACAGTGGAGGAAGTTGGGTAATAAAATATGGTTGGATCATCAGATAAGGTAATGATTTCGTCCTCGGCAGAGACAGAAGTTGAAACGACACCCATTGAATTAGTCCAGAGCGATGCTTCAAACATCATCCGGTAACGATTGTTGATGAACTTCTTGCAGGTCGCCACTGACGCACTGTCCGTGTCGCTCATCTTCGTCGTTATCTGGTCTGCCAATTCAGTTAATGTCATCAGTCTCCCCTCTCTATCTCCGATTCAAGCTCTGCGATTGTGTCCAGAGCTTCCCTTACCCATTCAGGAGCCGCTATCGTCGCCGCCTGAAACTGCGGGTGAGCTATCATCCTTTCCCCGTTGTCCAGACGCGGCGAGAAGCACCCCGTCAACAGCAGCACGGTTGCGATCACGCTTTTCCCCCAACCGTTCCATCGCTGCCTTATCATCCAGCTTATCTCCAATCCTTTCCACGGCCTCCACCAGCTTCGGTAGGGCCGCTAAACCCTTCAACGCCTCCAGAATCATTTCTTCTTCGCAGCATATTCCTTCATCGCATCCACAATTCCCTGACCGCCAATGTACGCAGGGACAATTATAACCACTGCGCCTATAACCTGTTCAGCCACTTCCGGTGACAGGTTCAACCATTCAGTGGCCATGACAGTTAACAAGCCGCCAATAGCCATCCAGAGTTTACGTGACTTCAGTTTTTCCTTCATTATTCTTTTAGTAGTTTAGCAATCTTAACCGCCGTCCAGACGCAGGTCATGGCAAGCAGTAGTATCTTTAGCATTAGCTCAATATCAGTCAGGCTGACCGTGGCTAATACACCACCGTTCACCCCGAACATCTTGAGGTATTCACTTATGTCTTCCATTTGCATCCACCCTACTCATCCTTTAAATCAATAAACACCCACCCGTTCTGCATACGAGCCAGTTCCTCTATCTCACCCAACCGCTCAGTCACTGCCGTGACAGATACGTGCTGCACGATGGCAACACACAACAGGCATACTGCCGTTATCTGCCAGAAGAACAAACTGAGCTTCGGGATACTCATTCACTGGATTCCTCGCCTTTCACCCACGGCAATGGCTTTCGCATCGGCTGAAGTTTTTTCGCCTCAATGTGGGCGTCAAGAACTCCCAGAATATTATTGTCTTCAATGTACTTTTCGGCAACGGCATCAAACCACGCCTTGTCCAACTTCTCGTAATCAACAAAATTGTCGGGGTCTACGGTCAGGTTGATTGTGTTATCCGTACGAACAGCATGACCGTCATCTGATGTTGCCACGACTCGGATAAGGTGATTAACCACAACATCATCCCTCAAGGCACCACCAACCTCTAGTCGGTGAACATAGGGTTCTGTGTGGATTATTTTATATGTGTTAGCCATAAATTGTTATGTGTTGTTAAGTTGCCTTGTTTCGCTTCTGCCGCTCCATAAGATAGCGCGGTCTGGAGTATTTCAAAACTCGCCTCAACTCCTTGTCAGTTAGCTCCGCGCCCAATGAATCATCACCATCAGCATACGCTTTAGCTTTCCATGAGGTATCGTGCAGTTGGCATAAAATGCTTACCACCTCGGTCAGTTCCTCCAGCGACAGGTTAACCTTTTCGCCATCCAGAAATTTTTGTGTGTTTTCGTTCATAAAAATCAAACAGCCTCCTGCTTAAGGGGAGTCGTTGCAACTCCATGAGAAGTCGGAATCATCGCTATTAAACCAATCGTTGCCGTACCACTTTGAAACCCCGTCAGAAGTGAGGGTTATTTGAGGGTACAAATAACCACCGGAAATAATCCAGTTGTTGTATGTGCCATAATGGTATGAGTCATATCGCGTTATCATCTCATCGGAGCTGTCTGTTGTAACAACCTTAACAGTATTATCTCCACTGAAGTGAAAAAAGCTGAACCGTCTCCCCGCAGGGACATCCGCAGCAGCCGGGATGGTCAGCGTGTAGTTGGTGGTGTATCCGGTTGACCACACAACTGACTGGTCGGTTCCATTCTCAGTAATAGAGGAGCTTGACCCAGAGTTAATCGTGACATTGGTCATCGTGCCTTGATGGTTCTTAATCGCAGAAGACGAAAACTCCATCACGTCTATATCGCCAAGCTCAACTCCCGC